CAGACGAAATCCAACGGATAAAATACAATAAAGAACGAATGATTGAATTTTATCGTATTAAAAACAAGTTGGAAAGCGCCACGGTGGATATTGTCCACAATCAAGTGGGATATAGACGCATTTACCCAGCGGAAGTCGTCCATTTCTATACGGGACGATTCGAAGAGACACTAACGGGCTTAAGCGTATTACAACCAATACAGTTCGAGATTATTCGGGTATATCAAATTCTGGATTCGATGGCTCGTTATGACGCCCGTATCGGACGTGGGATTATGCATTATGTCTGTGATATTGATGTATATGCCGAGTTTGCCGATGAAATAGACGATGCGTTGGAGACTATTAACGATCGTGGATTTTTGAAATCACCCGCAGAGAAGGACGCTGTAGAGCCGAAGTTAGAGTTTGCGTCTGCGAGTGGGACTATGGATTTTGTCAAGCACGCACACAAACTATTGCAGATGATAGCCAGTGCCACGGGTTTCAGTATTAGATATATTGCGAACGAAGCGAAAGGGCAGTTGTCTACTGCGAAAGAAGATCGTATCTTGATTTGGGAGCGATACAAGGAAATATTCCAGAAGTATATTCCTTTTCTACGGGAACTCATTGATAAACTCGAAGGCGGGGAGGAATGGAATAACCGAATTGCCGAGATTGTATTTGACGACGATGGTAATATACCAAGCGAGGATGCGGACGATTTAGAAGATGCGGACGATGAATCAATGCCCGAAGAGAAGCGTGATTTAGAGATCATTACGGAGGACGGCGGAAATGGTAGAGAGTGAAGCGTTTTACAGCGGTGTCGCTGCCGTAGGCGATGTCGAATACGGGGATGAATTTGACAAATGGGAAGATATCAAGCGTGTAATCGGTAAGTTGGATGTGCCCGTGCCGTTGGTCAGAGAACACAAGGATGCGTTGTCTGTATTCGGTGTGTGTCGGCAGTTTGGATTGGATGATAAGAATAAGCAGTTATCCATACAGGTCAGCGAGCACGATATAGACGGGGCGTTAGACGATGAGAACGCGGTCAGTCCGCGTTGGATTAAAAACGAAGACGGACGCATAATTGACATAGAACACATTGCTGTTGGAAGGTTTGAACCGCTTTGTCCCAAGAACATTTGTAATATCAAAAAACACAAAAGTGATAGGAGTATGTCGGAAGAAAAACAGGAAGGGAACGAGAAAGAAGCCCCCGATGATGGGAATGAACTAAGCGAGAAAGAGCGTATAGATTTGATTGTGAGTGAGAAGTTCGGCGAGTTTGAAGATCGGCTGTTAGAGAAACTGACGGAAGCTTCCGCACAAAAAGAAGCTGACGCAGATACTGACGCTGACACCCCAGCACGAGACGAGAAAGGTCGTTTTACACAATCGGACGATGAGAAACCGAAGGGGAAAATTCAAAAGAAATATATTAACAAGAATACAGATTCAGACGAATCATACGCTAAGGTGACCGATGGCATTAAAGTCAATGCTGGGGCGCCGAAGAAGGAAAAACGCAAATCAATTTTTATGTAATTTCTATTTTTTTATTTTTTTGAGTTGAGTGTTTTGGACACTTAAACATTTAAATATTAAAACTACTTATATTTAATTAAATATAATTAAAAATTAACAATATAAATTTATTCAAAATAAAGGGAAAATAAATGGCAAACACAGATATAAGCGATGTTGCCAAACTAATGAAACTCGGTGACAACAAGACCGTATCGGTCGAGTTGGAAGCCAATAGTAATGTAGGTGACGCCCTCTATTACTCAGACGACGGAAAGGTTACGCCTGTTCCCACCGATTCCGACCAAGTTTTTGCGGGAATCAACGGCGGAAAATACGATGAAACCGTCGATGCGACCATTTCAAGCGGGAAAGTAATAGAAATGATCGTTGAAGGCTACACTGCCGCAATCACGGCTGATCCTGGCGCCACGAAATATCCAGCTACCCCGTTGTATGCGGGTAGTTCTGCTGATACTTCGACCGCTGGAGCGATGTCTTATTCCGTTCCCAACGGTGGTGCCGACGACTACGAGCCGATTGAACAGAGTGCTCCCGCTGCGAAACTTACTAAGGCGGTTGCGAACGGCGACACGGTTGCACTAATTAAAATTCAGAGGTAATTAAAAGATGAGTTATAATAGTTTACAAAGTCAATATCGCGATATGGACAAGCGGATCGAAGAGGTGCTCCGAGAAGACACAGTCTTTACGAAGAACCTTCCTTTCGTACCCGCAGCAGAATATGTTAATAGTGTTCGTTATGGTGTCCCGCAAGAACGGGATTTAGTGTATGAAGGAGACAGTTTCCACATAGATCGTATGGAGGCGGTCGACCGAGATTGGTATACAATGCCAGTCAATTACATTACCGTTCCCGTGTTTTTAAGTGAGAAAGAGATTAAACAATCACGGCACGGCGACATAATGGGACTTTTAGAGCAAAATGAGATGGAAGCGGCTGGATTCTTAGCGCAGAAGTTGGAGATGAACATACTCCACGGTGGCGGGGCTGGTAATGAAGGAATTACCAATTTCACGACTTCGCACGCAGCGTCGGCTATTGAATCGGAATCCTCAAGTGATTACTCAGGCTCGGACACTTTCGAAGATGATTTAGAAACTGCCTTAGATTACTTGCGTAGTGAACAGATTATGCCCCCGTATACTTTTGTAGGAACCACGGGAATTAAGAGTTTTCTACGGGGCGATGAGATCGACGCAATTGCTCATAGTAGATTGGCGGAAGTCAAGAACACCTACGCAGGCGACATTAATGAATGGCATTGGTCAAACAATCTTTTAGACGGAACATTATCAACTTCCAATCAGCGGTTTATGATCTTCAAGAAAGGGACTCGCTACGGTTATGTAGCGGAATCTGTCGGGTTAGAACGGGCAGAAGTTCTCGGATATAAACGCTGGAACGAAGATGTCGCATACGCATTACGCTGGGCTGGAACATTCATTCCAAAGAAAGCGGAAGCGTATCATATCACGACTGACATAACGACTGCTTAAAGCGGATAATTAAGTTCAATAGACGGCTAATAAGAGCCGATTTTTTTAATCTTATAATTTATATAATCTAATAAAAACTTAAAGAATAAGAAGAATATGGTATATTCAAGTAGCGCAACAATTACATCAATGTGTCCCGTGGATTTGGACGGGAATGACAGGGTTGATTCGGACGACTTAACTAATATTCAGTCTTGGGCAAACAATGTGATTAACGGCTTTCTCGCAATAGAAAGCGACGACGACGATAATACTGGGGTATTGAGTATGATCGAGACGAATTTATGCGTCCGTGTGATCTTTCGCATTATAGAAGGGACGGAAAATGTAGATTGGCGACAAACCACCGAACTATTACCGTCTGAACGACAAATGCTAAGCCGAAAGCGTGTGAGTATGAAAAGTATAGAACTATACGGGGGATTCGATTATGGGCGTTATAGATGATGTAATATCTGCGTTAGAGACCGATTGGGACGGCACGGTGACCGATGTGCCGTATATTGATAACGGGCATAGACAAGACGAACTGAAAAAGGAAAATTATATTTTTGTCTATAATTCCAAGACAGAGAAAGCGTGGGTGACGCCGACACGCAATTACGCAGACGAGACCTATGAGATCACTTTAGAACTCGGCTCCACCGAATCGGAAGGGAAGCGGGACAATATACAATCGGAAGCGATGCGTATCTTGAACGGGAGTGTGACTGGCTATGATAACTTTACTCCCAAGCGAGATATGGACGCGTCTGACAGAGAAGTGTTCGCTACCGTAGTCGTATGCCAGTTAATGAAATATAATGTGTCTTATTCTTAATATAAAAACAACTAAAAATTAATTAATAATAATAACGAGAATGAGAAAAAATGACAAGAAAAACACCGTTTGATTCATATATCAACATTGCTGAAGAGAGTGCCTGGGCAGACGGGGGTGCTGGAAGCGACATAGGGTGTAATATTATTACGAATTGGGAATTGGATCCAGCCGCCCCGCAGAAAGAAGTCGTATGGGGGACGGATCGTGAAAATCCCGCACAGATTAACAACAAAATGAAGGAGCCGATGAATTTGGATTTAAGCACCCGTAATATCGGTTCTGTTTATCCGCTATATGCGTGTCTGGGAAGCAAAACAGACAACGGCTCAAACAACTATACGATCGCATTAGACAACGGAAATGTATTGATCGCGTTCCATATTAACCACAACGGCACCGAATACAAAGTAGAAGGTTGCGTAATCGATCAATGCACTTTGAATATTCCAGAGGACGGCGGAAATATCACACTCGATTACAAAGCAATCTGCGCCGACATAGAACGCTCACCAGGTTCAATTAATGCCAAGAATCAACATACAGCGGAGATAATGGCGTCCGACGGCGTTTATGTGGTTAAGAAAAACGACACTGCGATAAACGATGTATTTATCGGTGGCAAGATTACCTTCAAAAACAATTACAACACAGAGCATCCAGATGTAGAGAATGCCCGTATTTACGAGCCAGTGAAGCAGAACTTTGAATTAGAAATAGAATTAAATTTCCGTTTAGACGATGATGATAACTTTATTCAATCGTATCTTGAGGGCGACCACGGTGTATTCTCAATTGAATTTGATATTTACGACGGCGATGGCGACGGTTTAAAAGTTCATATAGACGGACTCGGCATACAAGGTTTCTCCGAGCCAGTCCCGACTGCTGAGACTGGGGTAATCGAGCAGAGTGTAACTTTCCGCAACTTCGATTCGACATTGGATATTGAATCAAACAATTTAGAAGTGTAAATAATTATAATAATAATTTTTTTATGAAATTTCACACACAAATTTGATTAAATCAAAATAAACCATACTAAAAGTGAATAAAAATGGATATAAAAATTGGAGATAAAAAATTTAAATTTAAAGATCGGTTGATAATGCGTGATTATTTGAAGCAAATCGCAAAGACCGATCCGCAACGACACGATGCACTTTTATCGAGTATAAACCTTATCAGTTCTGCGAGTATTGACGGGAAGTTTAACTTAGAAACGATTAAGCAGTTGGACTTTACGGAAGGAATGGAACTACTGACTAAGGTGCAAAAGAAGTTCGGACTGATGGATAAGTTAAATTTTTTAGCAGACGAATCGAACGACTAATACGCAAACACGAATATTATCCAGTAGATTTGACTTTACTGGAAGAAACTTCGATTACGCTCACGGAATTGGACAATATGGATCCGTGGCGCAAATACAAATATTATTTTTTTATTTCACATAAAAACGAAGAAGAGATGAGAATGATGAAAGATAAGAATAAAAACGACAAGGGGAAAGCCCGAACACTACGGGGGGATTCACTATGAGTTCCGCACCGACTGCGGGTTTGTCCGAGTCAAATATGTTGCTTTACAACCGCTTAGGCGAGTCTGTTCGGATACAAGAGAAATTAGCACAACGGTATCGGATTATCGATAATGTAATGACCGCGTTTACCAATCTGTTCGGAAACCTCGGACAGAAACTGATTCGAGCGCTGACCGTGTTAGAGCGCAGTGTGAGTTCCCTACACGATACTTATGTACAAATCAATATGCCGAATGAGTTTTGGCAGAACTTTAATTCAGAAAGCGACGCCAGACTTACCAATATGAAAGATATTTTAATGGAATTTCAAGTCGATTACGGCACAATTTGGGCAGAGCAAGTGCAACCATTTGGCGATGTAGCAGAAGCGTTGGACAGCAAGGAAGCCGCTTCCACAATGCAGAATATGAAAGGCACGGTGGTATCCACTATTGCGGCAGGACCGAAGGCTGCGCTAATGGGCAAGGCGATGGAAGCGATTATGCTGTTAGTGGAGCCGTTTTTGGAGTTCTTAGACCCGATAATGATGTTTATCAAGGCGATCGGAAGCCTATTGAAACTCTGGCTTGCTCCTGCTTTGAAAATTTGGTCGCAATGGATGGCTGATATAATCGGTTTGTTGTTCGGAAACAGCCCTGGAATTATCCCAGGCTTAGAATTAATGTGGGAAGTCGGAAAGAAGGTAATATCGGCTGTATTGTATCCGTTTGTCGCTGGATTCGAACTTATCGGTCAGACTTTCCAAATCATAGAAGACGCAATCGTAAATATATTCGGTAAGAACAGTATTATACGGACGATTTGGTTGGAATTGGTAAAATTCTTAAAAATACCGATCAATGCGGTGATCGGTGGGATTAATTCTGTAATCGATTCGGTGAATCAATGGCTTCCCGAAGATTGGGAGATGGGCACTATACCCAAACTGGCGACGGGTGGCTTGGTGACTGGACCGACTTTTGCTATGATCGGTGAAGGAAACGATGACGAACACGTTATTCCCGACAGAAGGTTGCGAGGGTATTTCGACCATTTGGAATACGAATTTGCCAAAAACATACGCGATCAGACCACTTCATTGGTAAGACATTCACGAATGGGGTGGATTGACTAAAATGGCGGACGGATTGCGGTTTTGGTTTAGTGCTGGCGAAGATATGATATATTTGGATGTAACGCCAGAGAATGTCAAATATAAAAGCAAGCAGATATTTGACCGAGAAGTGTTGCCGTCTGATACACGCTATTCGATAGATTTACAAGAACGCGATCCCAAAATAAAAATTTCCAACGCATTTGCCCGTTCCGCAACAGATTTCAAAACACTAGTAGAGAAGTTTCGGAGCACCAGCGAATTTAAAGTGCGATATAGAATAGGCGGTTCAGCTACTTATTTGTTTGATGTAGATAACGAGGAAGTGGATGTAAAATGCTCGGATTTCCAAGTTGCGGTTGCGGATTTCGCTGGGGATCGCTTCAAATTCACTGCAATTGATTTAGATATAATATAAAGTGATTAAAATGGCAAAAAAGTATAAATTAAATGAACTACTTAAAGAACTAATAGAACGACTTAAAATAAGATTAGATACAGATGATACTAAAGAGGTATTTGACTTTATAGATGAAATTATATGATTATGAAAAGGTAAGAACTATTGCTTCGAGTAAATATCCAATAGGGGCACAGAGAATATGGCAAAATCCCGCAAACGATGATATATTTTTTGTAGACGCCACAGACGATACTCAAGTGGTTATAACAAGAGATGAAGGAAGCAGTATAGAAACTGCCGATGTTGGTAGCCAAGCAATCACTGCTATAGGCGCTACGACTAATAAGTTCTATATGGTTTCCCACGATGTATCGTTGGAAAATCTCTATGTCGAAGAAATAGATTTGACGGGAGATACAAGCCCTCTTAGTATTCTCAGTATGGATCTTGATCCAAGCACAGATTTAAGCGGAGATGTGTTTCTTTTGGATGATGATATACACGTTTTGGTTGCTCGACAAACTGGTGCGTTTGGGGTTGATAATTATATTACTCTTCATAGATACGATGAAAGTGCCGATACTTGGCATACTGACGAAGATGTTATCCAGATTGGTGTAAATATGGAAACGCAAAAAGTTGGAATGGCTGGTATAGTGGGGAATGATTTTTATTGTGTTGTCGAAAATGATGGTGATTGTTATGTGCTTTTCTATGATAAAAGCACGACAACCTTTTCAAACTTAAAAACTATTAGCGGAGTAACCCTTCCCAATGATTTAGAGAACAGGTGGGTGGTTTATGATTCAATAGACAATATTTCATTCTTAGTGAATGATTCTGGGACTTTAAAATACAAAACTTATAATATTACCGATGACGAGGTTAGCGGGGATGCTGAGTTGGATGCTATTGTCGGCTCGGAAAAGTTGTTTGATGGGGATGAGCGAGGATTTGATCCCAACGATAACGAAGTTTATAAAATCAGTAAAAACACCGCGCCAGCGGTTTTATATCTGATTAGCACTTTTGATTTTGATGATAATATTGCTGGTATTACTGACAATTATATAATTGATGATTCTGGTAATCTTTATAAAGTTACCGATAAATCAGACGAATTTAGTAAAATGGATTGTCAATTGGAAATGCAAAATTATTCTAAAGCAGAATTAAAAGGGGAACTTGCTGTCGGTGGCAATCAAGTTATAGAGATTTACGATGACGATGATTCCCTTTTGTTTCGTGGAAGAGTTTCGGAAGAGGTTGGTTGGGGGAGCGATGTTGAAATAAGAGCAGAAGGTTTGGACAAAACTGCGTTAAACGCACAAATTGATTTATCTTATTCTTCTTCTACAAGTGTGCAAACAATAGTTCAAGCCGCTATAGACGAAGTAAGCAATTATTTGTATTATACAAATACGAGTATTCCAGATCCGTCAATTTCTACTGTGTGTGAATACGAAAGTGCAAAACTCGTTGATGTATTGGATGAGATGGCAGATATAATTGATGGAATTTGGTATATCACACCGAATGGCAAAGTATATTTACATAAAATTACTTCGCAAGAGGCACTAGACCATAATTGGGATTATTCTGGCACTTACTCGTTCGGACAAGGTGGGAATGAGGATGCCGATGATGAAGTGGGTGATAAGGGGACTTATATAACATTTGTCGATTTCGAGTATATTTATGAAGGAAATGTGGAAATTGTCGCAGATTGGCAAAATCACGCAAATGTGTTGGAGTTTACCTCAGATGAGAGAGCGGGCTATGATCCTTTTTTTACTCATAACATTTCTCAAGCAACAAGCGGCACAAGAGAATTTCGTATAGGGGCGACTGATATCACATCGTCTCATTGGATATTTGGATTGCGAGATGGTGAAGATTGGATAGTTCGTCTGCGTTTTTATGATTCCGCCTTGGATTACTATGATGGGAGCTCGTGGATTGAAGTCCAGTCTATTTCTGCTGATGCATTTTATAACATAAAAATACAATGGTATTCGAACGACACTTTTGATTTGACCGTTGAAGATACCCTTCAATTAGACGGGATAGCGACACACGATAACCAATCAAGCGGCGTAGATACATTCTTTTGTTGGGAGCAAGGAGATTCAACGGGTAAATTATATTTAGATGCGTGGGGCGACCCCGACAACGATGACGACTATTCAGTAGGCGACAACCGCCCAAAACTTTCAGCCAATACTGGTAATATTTCATTACCGAAATACAAGCTGGACAACACTAAATTTAATTATATTCATTTATATGGAAGAAATTACATAGAAAGTGACGGAGATTCCAAAGATCAATCTGATATTGATCTTAACGGAAAAGAAGAGTTAATTCGGTATTATAAAGGAGTTTCCACGCTTTCGGAATTACAGAATATTGCCAGTCAGTTAATAAATCGGGACGGGATAAACACAAGCCCGATTACGATCGATTTTCAATACGAGAACGAGTTATATATCCAACCTGGTAAAATTATTGATTTTGTATTTAATTTAATTGATAGATTAAATACTTTAACAGAATATACAATCAAACGAGTAAAAGTGGGGAAAGACGGTTGGACTATGATGAGATTAAGCAACAGTACATTTCAGGAGGGTAGAGAATATGAATAGAAAAAATTTAGAAAATGAACAGCAAATTAGGGCACATAAGAATAAGTCACTCGCGGACGGAGCTCACGATGCGGCAATAGTCCCAGGACTATATAGAGAATCAATAACCACAAGTTCAATAAGTTCTGGGAATCAACCAACTCTGGATGGCTCAATTGGGACTATGACAATTACAGAAGACTCATCTTGTAGGCTTGAAGTCACTAATATGAAATATACAACTTCCCGACAACACGGACATTTAAAAGTAATACATTTTGATGATCAAAATAATTCAGGAAATATAGATCTTGTGGTTGAACCAGCTTCAAACCAAACGAGTGGCACGATAGAATTTTGGATAATGTGTAATAACGCATATTCGATGTATATAAGGCTATATGGAGATGGAGGGAATTTTCTTAATCTTCGATTCTATAATAGTAATGTATATTATTATACAAGCGTTACAAATGATACTGGTTTAGATTATGATTATGAAAAATGGTATCATTTAAAAATAGAATTTGATTGTGATGCTGATACTATTGATTTTACTATGAATGGAGAAGATGCACCAGATGATGAACAAACAGCTTCAATTTCTGGATACGCCAGTTGCAATTATATAGATGATATTAGATTTCAAACAAGAGGCAGTGAAACCAGCGTTCATAATTGGTTGGATGCTATTGGATTTTCGTGGGATGATAATTATAATGTGGGGGACAACTGGTCATTAGAGCCACAAGAACGAGGATGGCAACCATAAACACCCCACACTTCACCCCAATTCGGGTTGCGGGGGGACAGCACCATACTATTAACGAGTTGATTACAAATGGGAAAAAAAGCACAAAGCACGAAGGAATTTCTAACAGCAAAAAAGATTACACCGCTCGGACTTATCACCGTACTGGCGGGGCTCTTCTACTTTATCCTAATGGAGACCACTATATTCAAAGATCTACCAGATTTGGTTAAAATATCCATTTACGCGGGCATTTTGGCATTTGGAGTGATTACAGGTATTAAACCGCTTCAAATCAAGAAGTTTGCCCGTGGTATCAAGGAGATCGTTATCGACAGGACTATACCCGCGGAACTGAAAGTCCAGAAACTCTTGAACATCGCCCTCCCCATTCTATCCGAGTTGGGAGAAGCATACGAATTACTGAATATGAAGCAATTTAATAAAGAAAATCAAGAAGATGAGCCAGATAAACAACAAGAAGACGGAGATCAACCAACGACGTGATTTAGAAGCGGAAAATAAGAGGTTGAGGGGACTGTGTCGTGACTACCACCAACTGATCGATATGGCGGTGGAGAAGATTTACGAAGCCCGTGATTTCATAAAGGAGATACGGAATCGTGAAAACGAGATAGTAGAGAAGTTTAATTTTCCATAAAAAAAAAGTAACTAATATTTTTTATTTTTTTAGTAATTCTTGCAGTTTATCTAATTTACCCTCAAAAGCGACAATCTTCCGTTTGAGATTCGGTCTATTACCGTAATTCGGGAAACCACGAAAATTACCCTTTAACTGTTCAAAATCTTGTTTTAAATTTTGTATTTGGTTTCTTGCCACAGCAAAAACTATTTCGATATCGGTATTTTTGGGTGTTTCTGTTTGATTTTTGTTTGGGTTTGCATCGCAATAAGGCAAATGTCGGTTGACGGATTTGAACATTTCCCCGCAATACGGACAGGCTTCCTTCGGTTCGGATTTGGTTAAATTATCAAGTCCCATTATCCAATCACCTTCTCTATTATAGCGTTCATATAACTTGTTAAATTTGTAAATCCGTCCTTTTTCATTTCATCTTTAAGTTTTTCCTTTTTTGTTTTTTCTGTGAGAAATACTATTCTCACAGGTTCTTTATATTTGGGTGGTCTCGGCATTTATAATCAACTCATTTATGTTTGTTTTATGTTTGTTTTATGTTATTAATATATTATATATAATTAGACTATTTAAAGGTTGCGATCCCGAAAAAAAAAACATACATTTATAAGTGGTTATTCATATTATATAAGTAAGTAAGTAAATAAAACAAATAAAACAAACTAAAAAGGTTGATAAATAAATGTATAATGGGTTAACAGAAAAGGAAATAAAAAATAACAAGAAGAAGGTAAAAGAATTTGAAGAAGAAATAGACAAAATTGATGCTAAATTGGATTTACTGAATAACGGCAATTTAAAATTTGATATATCTTATCCGCGAAACAAACGCTTCGTTACTTCTGCGACGGTATCTACATCTCGCAATTACCAGCGCGTCCATCCAAAAATTTACGGAAGTAATATAACCGAATTATGGAATAAAGTGAAGCCAACGCAAGATGCGGGTAATGCATACTGGGCAACGGCTGGAAGGGAAGCGGTAATCAATATACTCGATGAAAATGGAAATAAAATCGACACAATTAAAATGGATGAGAGTTGGGGCGAAGACCACGGGTATTACAAGATAACCGAAGCGGAAATTAAAGAACGATGGGGAGCAGGACTCAGATATCGAAAAAATGGACTTCAGTATGATGTAGATATGATTAGTGAAATTTTGGAAGAAGAATTAAACAAATAACCAAATTTTATTTTTTTTTATTAAGGACGGGACGCTTCGTTTCGTCCATAAAAAAATATAAAAACATATAACAAGGAGTAAAAGAAAATGGAAGGAGACAGTTCAAAATTGGAAATGAAAAATTATTCAAAAGAAAATGCCGACAAATTGTGGGACGCTTACGAAGATATATTAAATGTATTTCGAGATCAATTTGATTACAATATAGTAAATCTAGATGCGGGCGATCAAGACAAATTCTTTGATTTTATTAAAGAATTGAGAGAATATTGGAAACGTTTGAACAAAAAAAAATAAAACAAAACTGATTAAAAAATGAAAGTTCAAAAAACAATCAGTTTGTCGATTGAACAGGCAGAATGGCTCGATAACCAACGCAATTTCAATTTCTCTAAGTTTGTGCGTCTGCAACTCGATGAACTGATGAAGTATGAAGGAAAACGACACCCCGAAGAAATTCCTGAAAATTTTATGGAAAAGGAGGACGATGAGAATGAGTAACGCCGAGAAATTTTGGAAAGTGTTCGATATTCTCGTCCTTTCTTATCTTAATCACAACAAAGGCACAGTGGCGGTTGTCAAAACTTTTTGCGAGAAAAAAACCACGGAAATTGTAGATTTCGTACTCAAATGCGAAGAAATTAAAGAAAATTGTGTTCAAGTTGAAATTACTGAAGATCGATTTTGGGAAGAAGTAAGGAAAAAAGAAGGGGAGGATGATGAGAAATGAGTATAAGTTTCTTTATTATTGGCGCTTGTCCTATGTGCGGTTCTCAAATCTTAAAACGGATTGCTCGCGCTAATTCAGGGTGTAGGGTGGTATTAAACGCCCGTTTGATCGATTTTCCGTCTAAATGGAAAGAGGAAATGCATTTAAAATACGACGAAATTGAAGACGAATACGGAAAAAAACTCACCGTTGATGAATTTATCGGTTTGGTGAACAGAAGGAATGGATTGGACACACCAAAAGAAGTAGAAAAAATCAACGGATATTTTTTCAAAGGAGAGGATGATTCAAAATGAGTAAAGGTAAATTGCGGCTGTATTGCTTTAAAAACGACGATCCAAACCCATTCATCTTTGATTTGCCCGCATTAGAGAAGGTGGGGCACCCCGTCTCCACTAATACGATTTTCGAAATCACTGGTTGTGATCGAATTCTTATGGCGGCGGAACACCATTTCACACTTGATTTGAGAAAGGAGGTTGATGAGATTTGAATATCGATAAAATCTCAGACGACCAGCAGGAAAAAATTCATAAATTACAAGACGAAATCGACGCGCTTTGGATGGTCTTACGGGAAGCGGGCATCGGCACTTACCAAGCGAATCTTTTGTATGCAAAAGCGTATTTAAAGAGAGGTGGAAAATTTGAAGGAAAGAAATAGAAGGAAAATGACGGACGAAGAAGAAAGGGAAGCATTCGAGATTTGGATGATGCCGTGGCGTATGGATTACGAGCCAGAGAAGGTTTTAGAACAGTGCGAACGCAGAGTCAAGCAGATACAACAAAAAGACGGCTATAAAGCAGCGGTAAAGACTATGGACTGGTGGATCGCGAAGCAAATCCTATTTCATAAAAAGGCGAACTATGAGCAAGTAGAATGCGTGCGTTGCGGACGGTTGTTGTCCTTCCACCAAGCCACAATGCACCACGTGTCCTATGATCCGTTGTTCGAGTTGGAGAATGTCCGATTTGTATGCTACGGCTGCCACAAACTCATCCACAACAAATAACCATTTTTTTATTTTTATTTTCGGACAATTTTTAAATACTATAATTTAATTATATATATTATATATTAAAATTACAAAAAAAGAGATGATATAAAATATGGAAAATGAAACTATTTATGTAAATATGCAGTTTCCAAAACGATCTATGATAAATAAAAAAATCGATCTGATTCGCAAAAAAACGGGAATTAAGAGCAGGACTGGTGCACTCACACACGCTTTATTGAATTTCAAATTCGAAGGGGAAGAATGATCAGATGACGGAAACAGAACATTTTGAAGAAATGGCTCTTGTATACGACAGGATCCCATTTTTAAGACGGGAACACGAAGGTGGGGCGTGGAGTGTTATCCCTATTTTGGAAAATAAACGCCCAGCAATACGCTGGGACGCATACAAGACCGAACCAGCCCCCCGCAACCTGATTCGGGAACACGAACCGAACTTTGCTTTAATCTGCGGTAAAGTGAGTGCACCAGAAGGATATTCTCTTGTCGTGCCCGACCTCGACATACGGGACGGGAAACGGGAAGAAGCAAAGCAAATAGTCCGAAACTTCTTTGCAGAATATCCAGAAATGGTGACACTTGTAGTCGAGACACCGAGCGGTGGTTTGCACTTGTATTATTATGTTCAGACGGGTAATTCGACTATTAGACTTCGCAATTACAAAAATAGACATTTAAAAAAGCGGGCAAACCAAGATATGGACTACTTAGTCGCTGTGGACAAGACGCATTTCCAAGAAACTTTCGAAGGAATAGATTGGAAGGCGGAGAAGGGCTATGTGCTCGTCCCACCCAGCGGAGACGAACGGGGCGACTATGAAGTATGGATGGATAATGATATTGCGAATCTCACGCAAGACCAACACTCTGAAATACTAAAACCTCATTTTATATTAAATGATCAGCGTAAAGTGAGAAAGCCGTTTCAAAAGATTTTGCGGGGTGATATTCAAATAAACGATTACGCCGAACTACACGGCGAAGGGAATAAACAGGTCTACTGGCGAGGTTTGATTGCGGAACTAATGACGGTATTGGAAATGGACATTAACGAAATTATACAAATGCTCGATGAAACGGGTTGCCAGCACAGTTTTAATGCGGAAGTAATGCAAAATCAAGTAGCGAGCAATATGGACTTAACCGATCCCCGCCCGTTGCGTGACGCCACTCTGCGACGCTATTTTCCAAATGAAGTGATCCATTCGTTCGATGCCCCGAACGAGCAACTTACCGAGTTCATAGATTACCTTAACCCATTTCGAAATTCGGACGACATAATGGAAAAGATAACGGAATTAAACTTAGAAAGAAATTTTGCAAACGAACGCCAAATTCGGAATGTCCTACATTTGATTACTGAACATCAAGCCAAATTCGATGTATTGAAGGAAACATTGGGAGAAAAAACCCCGATAGGCAAAAGGACACTGAATAATTGGTATAAGGAGGAATGCGGGGAAACTACACGCGCTACTTCGCACTCAGACGATGAAGATCTCACATATAAAGAAGAGATCGCCCGTATCGGGGATGAGATTGTCGATGAGTTAGATATTATCACGCTGGACGATTCGGGACAGATAATGACCAGGCGAGAAGGGGAAATTGCCTATCGCTTCGACAAAAACCCCTTAATCGATAAACTAATCGAGAAGGATCGGCTGAGTGAAGGCTTGTATACGAGATATTGCAGGGAAAGTATAAAGTATGTCAGACACCACACTCGCTTCAGTCGAGACGACTTCGTAATAGACAAGCATAAAATCCCATTCAAAAACGGGGTGTTGGACATTCAAAATGACGAATTTACACCAGCAGCTGAAGTGGACGGCAAATACTTTTACCAAATCAATTATAATTACCAAACCGTAATGGACGCACCCGATACACCCGAACGCTTCGAGCGGTGTTTTAAAGAATGGTTTTTCTTGCGTTCTGGCACCGAAGGAAGGCGAATCTATTTACGCCCCGAAGGGTTGGTGTTGGAGTTGAGTGATTTATACGAAATGATCGGACTCTGCTTGAGTATTAACACGGAGATGAAGACACACTTTATGGCGTATGGACCGACCGATTCGGGCAAGACCATAATCAAGGATCTCATTGCTTCGATTTTCCCAGAAGACTGCACCGCTTCAAAGTCGCTACACGCAATGACAAAGGATTTCGGAAAGATGGGGCTTCAGTTTAAGGTGTTTGTGTATAGCGATGAGACACCCCGTAGCACCATATACGATACGGGCACGCTTAAGGAGATCACGGGGGGTGCGGAAGAAAAGATCGAAGCGAACATTAAACGATACGCACCGATTCAATTCCGCCCGTTTATGAAATTTTGGTGGTGTGCCAACAAGCTCCCCAAGGTACACGAGTCGGACGATGCCACTTTTAATCGGTTTATTCTCATTCCGTTTCAAAACCAATTTACCGATGAGCCAGATCGGGACTTGCGGGATACACTGAAAGAAGAATTGCCTAGTATTTTGAAAAATTCAATAGTCGCCTACACACGGTTGTTAGAACGGGGTAAATTTCGAGACGAGTTAAAAGAAGATACCGAGCACCTATGGAAAATGGCAAGCGATGATATATATCGGGTATTGCACGAAGAATTTGATCAGACTTATGATCCTTCTGATTGGGTAAGGAAGGACGAAGCACTTACTATATTTATCGAGCGTTCTGACGAGACTATTACCAAAGCGAAATTAACAAAAGAACTCAAACAATACGGCGTAATTATCCGTCGTCCCGATATTAATGGTAAGAGAGAGTATGTGTATGCGGGTTTAAAGCGTAAAATTTAACTATTTTTATTATTTTATTTTTTTTATGTCCAATGGGTCTAGGGTAAAAGGTGATCTTCTACTGTATATAGATCAATATAATATTTAAAATATAATATTAAATAGTATATTTATTTGTATATTTAAAGCTTAATAAAAAAAGCTAGACATTCTAGACCTGCTACATTTATTTTATTTTTCTTAATGAATCCGATCAATATTTCTTTAAAAATGTAATAATTATTACATTTAATGTAAGAAAAAGAAAATGATCGGCGCCCCCACAGACGGCAGTTTTAAAATGAGATTAGATTGCGTATAATGACTAACTAAAAAGTCTTGTGTGTCGGCGGGACTTGAATCATTCTTGTTGCTAATATATATATATAAAAACCACTTAATATACATTATGCGAGAAAATATCGATCCCGATCCAATTCCCTTTGGTAGGGGAAAATCACTATTAAAAGCGGTTAAGAAAAAACGCACCGAACTCAAAAAGGAAGGATTCAAAATTACAAAATGGTTTTTTAATGAAAAGACAGACCAACTAGAATTTAAAGTCAAACCCATACAACACGCACGAAAATAGAAAGATTTAAATTTTTGCGGGTGAATTAGATATATAAAGGAGAAAGTGTCAAAGTCAATTGGAAAAATGCCAGATCTTGCGATTCCCGTGAAATGTCCGAAATGCGAAACGGAGCAATTATATAAACCGACTAACAATACTATGCCAGATCGTCCGCGTAGAGCGTGTTCGAAGTGCGGATATTATATTCCTGTCCTTCGCAATCGGATGGATGGTAATTTCGGAAACGATGGCATTTCTGACGAATTTGACAACGACTCTATATCGGTGAGTAGTAGTCGAGTAACCGTTTCAGAAGGTTCTGTGAATCGAACCACACCGAGACGGACTGCACGCCCCGAGACGGATGGTGACACGGACGAGTTCGACATACAGAAAGAGCTGGAGTTGGCGATACAACAATCACGCAACGAGCACCACGCCCCGAAGTTGTTTGAATTATATTTGGATCATTTTCACGGACGGGACGAGAATCGGCACGCTATGGCACAACGCAACGAATTGGTAAAAGAGATACGGGAGATGGCGACAGAGAAGCAGACAAGTGTGATACGAAGTATGAAGCAACCCTCTGCCCGTGTAATGATACTTGGCAGTCGGAAGACGGGTAAAAGTTGGGTAATGACGGCTTCTACATCGTTGCTGGGGACGGGAGAACCGCTTATCGTGAAGGTGTTGAGTAGCAAGAAGGATACCGCTAAGCATATCATTTGGATGATGGCGAGTATGGTGCCCAATCAAATGATTGACCAACATAGTAAGGAGCATTTGAGTTTACGCAACGGCACCGATGTAGCAGTCCTTCCCAATACGATTGCGGGGACGGGAACGTTTGAAGCCGACATTCTGATTATAGACGAAGCGCAGGAAGTTGCTCAGGACATTTGGGACAAGGTGATACCGCAGTTGCTTACGGGACGGGAGTCACGCTTGTATATTGCGGGGACAGCGAAGGCGGGGAGCCGTTTCGAGGATGTATGGTTTGGGGAAGAAGCGTTGGCTGACGATGGTGAGCGTCGTTTCGCTACCTACGAATTTACCCGTGAAGACGCCCCGTGGGTAAGCGAAGAAGAGTGGGAAAGCGCTGAAGCGTTGATGAGCGAACGGATGGTGCGTCAAGAACTAAACTTAGAATGGGTAAGTGGTGAAGGCGTCTATTTTAACAGCGAGATGGTGGAAGGTGCTTTCGAGCCATTCGACAGACTTGAGAACGGCAACTACATAGAAGTGATATCTGCCTGGGATTGGGGTATCGACCACCAGAGCGTGAATATTGTGCTGGGTGTCCGTAAGAACGATACAATAGAAGAGATTGATATATGGGCGAAGTCTAACCCGTCTGCCGAAGAAATTAAGACGCGGTGTCGTATTATTAACGAGAAATGGTCGCCGTTGTTTATTTTTGAATCCAGTCCGCTTGGGAGTTTTGTGCGTTCCGATTTGTCTGCGACATTCCATAGCAGAAGCAGTAATTTCAGCCACCGTAAGGACGAGTTTATCTTTAGCCTTGCTATGCTATTGGATACGGGTGCGTTGCGTTTAGAAAACAAGCGGTTGAAAGGGCAGTTAAAACGCTATTGCGGGGACAAGAAGGACGATGATTTTGTGGATGCGTTGCTTCACGGCTGCCACTACATTTACAGAAAGTATATGAAAAACGACACACGCAGACTTATTCGGCGTGCAAACAAGATATAATCTGTTTTGGGAAACATTTAAATTTACGCCCGACTATTATATAGTATGGGACTTATAAACACTTTTAAACGGAAACTTCGCAAGATCGCAGATCGGTCAATTACCGAATCTTCAAAAAAGGGCTACCGCAAACATTCGTTTATCCCGTCGCTATTGGCAGACCAGCAGTTTGACTTTAGCGACGGCTCGGTTCGCAAGAAATGGTGTGAAGAGAGTGCCTTGTGCTTCAATCTTACGCATCGTGTGGCTGATGGGGTGGCTCATAAACCGCCGATATTTCTGGACGAAGACGAAGAAGTAATCGAAGAGTTCTACGATATCTGGGAAGATGTCGGCTATCAGGATGTATTCCGAGACGGTGTATTGGAAACGCGTAAGCACGGTTTTGTCGTGGTCGAATTTACCGATAAGGACTTCGGTGGACGCAGTATCTTAACACACGGGGCAGACGAAATCCAACGGATAAAATACAATAAAGAACGAATGATTGAATTTTATCG